CAGTCGAACTTGTCGCATTAGTAACAGAAAGTGCTTCCATTATTTCCCTAAATGCTAATGATAGTGTAGCACCACCACCAACAATTAAGTCTAAATCTTCTTGTATTGGTTTATTACCAATAGTGTCTATTGCTAGACTTCCACCTTCTTTAAGAGTTAATAATATACCCATTATGACAATGCGATAACTAATCCAAGACTAGCACCACCTGCAGCAGCTACTTGGGTATCTACATAAGATTTAACAGATTGTTGTGATGGTGCTGCTGTTGCACTATCAGAAGCCATATCATCTTCATCTAAAAGTAAAAAGTGTTTAGTACCATCTGACCTATGTGCAGCATTAGTTGTTTCATCTGCATCTATTCTGTCATTAACATCTGCTATTTGTTCTGCTACTACTGCCATACGAACTGTAGTTCCTGTTTGATGGTCAGGGTCTGTAGCGTGTCTGCCTTCTAAATCTCTAGTTACTGCACTTAATGTTGTACCTGTAGATTGTGTTACTAAAATAACTTCTCTGTTAGATGAGTTATCAGGGTCAACTACTAAATAATAATGTGAGGAACTATCTCCTGAACTAGCATTAATAACTGTAGTTCCATCTGTTGTAGGTGCAGCAGTAAGTGATGTAGAAGTAGAAGCACTAGCTAATAAACTAGCTAAAGTACTTTCATAAAAATTAACTATCGTTGTTGCTCTATCTGCCATCTATGCTCCAAATCTCATAATACCATAAGCTGATATACCTGTAACATGTATGGTAGTAACATCTTCTAGTACAGGTTGTCTTGTTCCACGCACAGTTATTATAGCATACTGTGTCACACTTCCACGCTCTGTATTAGATTGTACAGGATAACTTATTCTTTCAACAACACCTCTAATAATTTCAGCAGGATTAAATAGCTCTAAGGTAACGCTATCTCCTTCTTTATCACGAAGTGTTGAATATAATTCTTCTCCTAAACCTTTAACCTTAACAGGTTTTCTTCCAGGTCTTTCAACTCTATCAGATATATTGATAGGTATTTGTGCTACTACCAATTCAGGTCTAGCCAATGCACGAAACTGCAATGACTTTACTTTAGGTGTAGCATTATTTGCACCATTCTTTTTAAGTACAACTTTACCAATAACATATCTTGATACTTCTGATATTTGTTTCTCTACATCTCCAGTACCTGATGCTTGTGTAAAAGCTAGTTTAAAAGAACTATCACTAGGATTATCGAGTGCTTCAAACTTTGTTGAATAATAAAGTTCTACAGAGGTATCATTACCTAATGCTTCTGTAGAAATTTCTGCACCAACAAATTGTTTACTCTCTGCTGTAAAAAAATCTGCAGCAGACATAATTAAATATCCTTCACTTTCATAAGTAGATGTTTCTTTATACACATCAGAACTTGCAACAGAAATAACAAACTTACCATTACCCTGTGTTATTCCCTTAACTAATCCATTACCACCTGTTTGTAAATCTCTAGCAAGACCTGCTGTAGGTAAGTAATATCTCCATAGATTTACTTCATTAGTTCCTTCGTGTACTCCCATATAAACACTATCTCTTGAAACAAACATTGAATGTGGGCAAGTATCAATTCCATCTACTATCCATTCTTTTATTAATTGTCTATTAGCTAATACATATAAGTCATCAGCTACAACTAAATCAGCACGATAAAATCTTCCAACTGTTCTACTTTCTTCTTGCGTACCTAAAAATATAATTCCTTCTGATGCAGCTATAGAATGTATTTGTTCAAATGGTATTTGTGTTTGTCCTTTAAGTTCTAATGTTCCTGCTACATCTTTAAGTGCATAAACATTTTGATTTGTACTTGCAGCTAAAATAACTGCACCTGCATCTATAACAGATGTAATTTCGTGTGTAGGTTCTATTGTTAACAACGCATCTACTACAGCAAACTCTGAAGCCCAACTGTCTGCGAATGGGTCGCCTTCCCATAAATATTCTGCACTACCATCATTAGCAGTTACAACTAATCTATCTTTTACAAACCAAACACCTGTAAATATGCCACCAGTAAAACCTGTATTATGTACTGACCAACCATGACCACCTGGTTCATAGTGTACAAATTGTTTATTAGTTGTTCCTGCAGTTCCAGTTGTAACATAAATTGTATTTCCAAATGCTGCCATACCTGTAATAGCATAAAGTATTCCAGTAGATGTCATAGCTGTCCAGGTATCTCCATCATCTGTACTTTCATAAATAGTTGTATTGTCAGATACATAAATATTTCCATTGGTTGTTCTAACCATATAGTTATTATCAGAACTAAAACTTATGCTTTCTGCTGCAGTTGTGTATAGCAAATGAATATGATAAGAAGTTTCATCATCTCCATGAAATACATCTACACCTTTGCTATCCCAAAATCTTGTTGTATCTTTAGGTGTACCATTAGCTCTATGTGCAGTGTCTAAACCTTGTCCACCAGTAAAGTTATTTCTTGAATAGATACGCCCTAAGTTAGAAGTGAAATCTTCAGGGTTTTGTTTAACATTTATTTGTCCTTCTTGTACATCAGATGATTGTATAGTCATCTCTCTACCTGGACCAATAGCTGCTCTGAAATACAAATTATCTAATCGTAAATCATATCCATATCTTTTTGGATTACGAATGTTAGAAGTAGAAGCTATTCTAGGCACTTGGATATACCACGCTGTTTAAACTGACAGGTTCAGGGTATCTAGCTCTTAAATCTTTTCTTGCTTGATTAATTAATACTTGTTGATATTGCAACAAAGAGTTTCTTATATTAGATGATGAATTAACTGGATAGTTTGTAACTGCCATTTGTTGCGTAATATAGTCTGCTGTGTAGGTAGGAACATCTTTACCTGCAATCATTTGAGCAGCAACACCTGACATAATGATTGGTTCATATTCAGTTTCTAATCCTATGTCTGACAATGTTGAGGCTTCATTGGTTACTTCACCGAATTTCTTTTTGAATGTACAGTGGACATTTACTCCATTACTAATACCGGAGAATTGTACAACTTTTCCTGATGCAGTTACAGAAGTTGGTACATTAATAAGTTCCATAGCAACTCCTCTAAACTGTACTGTTGTCTCACTACCACTAGCAAGTGTTTGATATTGTGAAACTGCAGCTAATGGTGCAACAATTCTATTATCATCTGCACCTTCTAATGCTACATATCCTGCAGCACTAGCTATTGTTTGAGTTTCTACTGCATAAAGAGTAGGGTATAAATTTTCTATTTGGTCTTTTACAGCATTAAATACATTAATTCTTGCGAATGGTGGAGCTATCTTGATTAAATCTCCTAATGAATGAGAAGCAGCAGTAGTTCCTCTTGCACCTCTTACTACTGTTATTTCATTTGTAACAGTATTAAGTTCTTTAGAGTACATAAGTTCTTGACCTATTTCTATAATCGCACCTGCATCTAAAGCATCTTCTTCTTCAACAGAAAACAAATCACCATCATAAGGTATTGTTGTAGCTGAAGCATCTATTCCTGATGTTAGATAAGAGTAACTAACAATGTCTTCCATTGGTTCAAGATACTCTCTAAAGACCCTATCAACTAGGTTTCCTATAGTTGTACTCATGTTACTTCCTTATGCTGAATGAAATACTAATTCTATTTTTCTGTCTGCAACTTCTGCTGTACCGGATACTACTTTAATAGCACCAATTCCGGCCCAACCTGAAGGGTCTACTCTGACATGACTATTAGCAGTTACTGTATAAGTTACATCTGTACCATCAGTTTCTTTTAATGCTTTAAAAGTTCCTCCGGTATTTGTAGATGCTACTTGAAAAGTAACAGCAGTTCCTGTCATAGTAGCCGGAAATATAATTCCTGATAACAATAAACCATCTGTATCTACTGCAGTGGATACTGTAGTATTCTCAGAAATATCTATTGTTACACCTTTTGTTTTATATATATTACTACCTGCTACTGGCATTTATTCTCCTAAATCTTATTTTATATTCTAACAGAAGAAAAGGGTGGAGGTGGAGTTCCACCCTAATCTTCAAATATTTATCTTTAGCTTACGCCATTGATAACTGCGTGATATTCAGCAGGTCCTTTATCAAGACCAATTTCCATATAAACACGCTTTGATATTGCGGCTGCATCATCATTATCTGTATCTTCTACGAAGACACCACCTTTTCCTGGGATGTTTAAGAAACAAACATCTAGGTATGCAAGGTCCAAAACGAATGCTTGGTCAGCAGGAACAAATTCGTTCACTACTAATCCAATATTTCCGAATGGAGTAATGATGCTGTCAATGTTAATACCTGCAATGTTTCTATCTCTAGGCAATACTGCCATTTGATTAGAACCACTCTTAACAAGGTTTTGGTTCAAGTCTAATACTGAACCTGGTCTTGCGAAAAGTACAGGGTTATTCATTGGAGCACCTGCATCATACATTAACTTCAATGTTTCAGCTACTGCATTAAAGTCAAGACCTTGTGCAGAACCTAATCCATCACCAGTTGTATCATGTGCGTATGCTGATGAACCATTTCCGGAAGCTACCCATTGTGCGATACCACGCATTTCTCTTGGGTTTCCATCTGTTCCATCATTGAAAGTAGCATTAAAGAATTCATACTCAACTTCTCTTGCGATTTTGCTAAGTAGTTCTTCTAATTGAAATGCCATTTCATCTTGTACTGGGTTAGAACCTTCAAAAGCTGCTGTTCCACTTTCCATAGCTTGTGAGTTCAAATATCCTGTAGATGCCAAAGCGGAGTAGGTGAGTTTAACACCTTGGTTCCAAATTTGGACACAGTCTATTGCAGAACTTCTGCTTCTACCAAAATAAGCAGGTGAACCACCTTCAGCTACAGTTGTGTAACTTGAAACTGCAGGTGTATCTACTTTTTGGGTTTGGAAAACTGGAGAGTTAAGAAGTTTACCACCTGTTAAACCACCAACCATTGATAGTAAAGGTGTTCTTCTTGCACCAACTTTGAATAGTTCGCCAGTGAAATTGTTAATCTCAGATACTGAGATTGGGTCCGGGGAAGCTATTGCTGCCATTTTATTCTCCTAAATTTTTGTTTAGGAGGCTTATTCTCCTAAACGCTACTTTTTTTGTTGCTCATTGAGAGCTTTTAATTTTGTAGCAATACTATCTCTGACCCGACCAGTTTGTTGAGCTTGTGCTATTTGGTCTCTTACACTTGTATTAGCAGTAACAGCTTGTGCTTGACTTGCAAGATTATCTAATCTTTCTTGTCCTGCGTTAACTGTCTCACGAAAACTGTCTTGCTGCCCAAATACCTCATCTCCAAATTCTTCTACAACATAAGCCTTTAGAGCTTCTGCGTTAAGTTCTCCTTCGTAACTTAGGTCGGTTGCTTTACCAATTCCCTTTGTTCTGTCTAAACCTATTTGTTTAAACAAGTCATCTCGTTCTTTAGTTTGATACTGTATCAGTTCTTCTCTAAGAGATTTATTCTCTTCTCGAATAGCTTTCCAGTTCTTATCTTCACTCGATGATTGAACATCAGTTTCGTTAGTTATTTCTTCAGACATGTATTGTCTCCTATTCCTATAAATAATATTTTTACAAGTGCCATTTATGTCATGCACTGGGACTACTACATATTATTTATTTGTCATGTCTTGTATGTAGGCATCAAGACAGTTCTCGTATCCTAGGTCTAGTTTTACCACCCGGCCTTAGTAGAGTGTCAAATTTATTATATCATAGTTTAATTAAATGCAAGCTGTTTAAACAAGTAGTTAAGCCTCAACTAATCCGGTGACTTCTCCTGTTTGTGCTGTAGCTGCACCTGCAATTATTGCAGATTGTGATGCCGCTCTAGCTTCTGTGCTTTTAATTAAACTTAATTGTTCAGGACTTAGACCTGCTAATCCTGTTGCTATTTCTTCTTGTGTTAGTTGTTGACCTGCTGCACCTGCAACTCTAGTCAATCCTCCTAATTGTTCTGTCTCTCTAAATAAAGTTCTAGCTTGTTCTTGTTTTATTCCTGCAGATATAAACTCTTGTACTGCAGATTTACCTAATTTAATATCTGCTACTTCTGCTTCAGCTAATATTTGTGATACAAGTATTTGATTTTCTAGTACTGATGTTGCTATTTCAGGTGATATAAACATAGCAAATAGTGCTTCTTCTGTTAAATCCATACCATATTCTTCACGATATACATTTAACACAATGTCTCTATTGTTAATTAATTGTTCATATCCAAATTGCAATCTACCTTTAAACTCTTGAATATCTACATCTCCCGCAATAGCATCTATAATTTCATTTTCAAAAATATTAGGATTAAGATTGTAATTTCTAAGTTCATCTTTCATTGCATCTTTAACTTCTAAGTATTGTATTTCTGTCATTCTTAATGAACCATCTTCTCTTTTAATACCAGGAAATGTTTTAGCATAATCTTCTGATGCTCTACCTTGTGCAATAGCTATATCAATACTTCCAGTATCTACCCAACTATTTAAAATAATGTTCAATATATTACCAGGGTAATAAGGAAACAACGCTTTAGCATCATCAAATGTAGGTGTATAAGTTTGTGTTTGAGTTTCAAATGATGCAACTGTTGGCTGACCTGGAGGTGGGTAATTGTTTTGTTGATTATTTAGTTGTGCTAATAACTCTTCTATTCTTTTTCGAGCTGCTTTTTCTGCATCTATTAATGCTTGTTGTGCTTCAGATAATGCATTTTCTTCATCTCCTGAAGGAGGTTCTACTGGTGCATTATTAGTACTCGGTGCTACATCATTACCATAAACTAATCCAGTTGTATTTGCTATGCCACCAAACTTTTCAGATTGTGCTTGTGCTTCTGCAATAGATACTGAACCTTGTATTTTAGCGTTAGCAGCAGCTCTAGTTTGAGGTCCGATAATTCCATCAGGTGTTACACCAAGTTCTTTTTGTAATGCAATAATCTCTGCTTTAGTCATTATCCGAATACTCCTGAATATGATTGTGGTATTTTTCTAGCTAAATCATCTAAGAAAGCGTTCTTTACACCTGGGCTATTAATAAATGTTTGTCTTACTAACTTATCAAACTCTTGAAAACTACCATTAGATTTAGATATTAATTCATTAACTTGTTCTTGTTGGTCTGCAGTTAATGACACAACTTGTCCACCAGTAGTTCCATTGATAAGTCTTGATGCTCTATTTGTATATTGTGGGTTCCAAGTACTATATGATGAACCTGCAAATGCAGGATACAATACATCGTGTATTCTTTGTATTTCTTGTTCTACTCCTGCTTGATTACCTGCTTTAACTTGTGCTGCAAGTTTGATAAATTCGCCACTTTGTTTGTAACTTTCTAAAGCAGTTGCACCTAGTTTATTTGTTATTATGTTAGCTGTTGTAGATTGTCCTGCATTAACACCAGTAAATTTTCCTACAAATGTTTTAAGACTGTCAGGTAACAAATCTTCACCACCTAATAAATCTAAATATGTGCTGTCATCAATAAAGTCTATATACATATCTACTTCTTCAATAGATTTAAAAGTTCCTGTAGTTAAACCATAAGCTAATACTTTAGCTAAATCATTAACAGGTCCTTTCATATCTCTAGCTAACATAGCTTCTCTGATGTTAATAATGTTTGTTTTGATTTCTTCTTCTACTGCATTAGGGTCAGCATAATATCTAACCATATAATTTCTTTGTTCTTCTGAAGTATTTAAATACCATTCAGTGTTTGATAAATCATCAGTAGATATTGGTACACCAGTAAGAGTTGCAGCTAAGAATGCAGCTTGTACATCGTTATCTAGTAACCATTGCATACCATTCTCTTCTGCTCTTTTAGCTAATAAGTTTTCTTGAACATCCATAATGCTTCTATAATCTTTTTGTTCAGCACCTATTTGTATCTCTGATACTAATAAATCTTCATGTCCTCTAAATACATAACCAAATGTAGCAGCAAATTTTTGTTCATCCATTGATGTAATTGCTGCACCTGGTTGTATGAATGACTTACTATCTACTTTTGCAAGTATAGGAAAGTCTCCTAACTCTTCATCTGTATCAAAAAAGACAGCATAAATAACCCCATTTATTTCAATGAGCATCTCAGGTTGGAATATAAATTGATTAGTTAACATTATCTATTAAAAGAAAATAGCATTGCTTCATTCTTATCCTCTGTAGCTAAGTCTTCATTTAAACTATCTAGTATTATATCATACACTGGTTTAGATATTTTGTAAGCTATTGAATACTTATCTGATACTTCACCAAAGTTATCCCAAAAACTTTCATCAGTTGTTTGTGCTTTATATGCTGCTTGTCCTGCATCAGATAACAATAAAGCAGTTTCATATATTCCATAAGCTATTGCTGCAGGTGCAGCTACAGTACTTAAACCTATAGCAGGTAATACTTTAGGTAATATAAATTTGGTTATTACCTGGTCTCCTACATCAGCTTTCTCTAATACACTAAGTATTTTTCTAAACACTCCAGGGTTGTTACCTATAACCTTCTTAGCTTTATTTAGATTATCTAAGCCATCTGACTTAATTATTGCATCTTCTAATTCATCTACTACATTTGTAGGTGTGTCTGCATATTTAATAAATTCTTCTTTAGATATATTTTCAAATCCTTTTGGATTATCTTTTACTTGTTTCATATATACATCATTTAAAAAAGTTTCAACTTCTTTAAAGGTATAACCTTTAGACATTAGTTTGTTTGTTAAATCAGAGTGTTCTAATTTTCCATTTTTTAATAATTCACTTGTGTCAAATATTTCTATAGCATCATCATATATATTATTTACTACATTTGTAGGTGTGTCTATTGAAGTTCCTTTTAATATATCTTCTTCTGTTGTTTTAGATAGTCTATTTAAGAATTCACTATCAGGTGTTTCTTCTAAATCATATCCGGCTATTTTTAAATCTTCGTTTATAAATGTATATAAATCTTTTCCTTCTGCAATTGTTGATGCAAAGTTTGGGTCAGTAAAATATTTGCTTACATATTTACCCATAATATTTTGATATTCATTGAAATAATCAGAACTAACTTGATATGGAATATCAGCCAATACTCCTTCAAATGGTTTTAAAGTAACTAAAAACTGTGCAGGATTTTTACTGTTCCATAATAAATTATCTAAGTTATAACCTACTTCTCGGCCTACATCTCCTGCTATAGAAAAAGGTACATCTAACTCATTACTTATTTGCCATCCATCTAAGAACGCATGGTTAGCTCCACTAAATTCTGTATAACTAGTTTGTAAGCTACCTAATTGTTCAAAGTAATGTTTAATCATATTCTTTACACCAACAGTTTTTAGATTATCAGGATTGTTAATACCAATTAATATATCTGATGCATTATTTCCAATATATAAATAGTTATAAAAACTATCATATAAAATATTTAAACTAGCTCCATCTAAATTATCTACTTGATTATAAATTTCTGTAAGTTGTATTGTTAGAGGCCTCATCATTTCAGTAGATGGCCAAGCTGTGTACATTTGTGCTATCTCATGATATTGCATATCATCTAATACTCTTATTTGTATTTCTAATGCATCAGGAATATCACCAACTTTTATATCAGAACCCATTAATTGTTCAGACATATCAACTAATATGTTATCTATATTTTTTGTGTCTATTTCAAAATCATAATTATCATTTAAATAAATAGCTATATCTTCTAAAGCATTTGCAGTATCATCATAACCAGTCCACATCATTTCAGGTATATCTATGTCACTTAATTGACCAGTTTCATTTAAAACATCATAGTTAGTTTTGACATAATCTATTACAGTTTCAAGTTTTAATTGACTAAAGTTTTCTTCTATTGGTTTAAAAGCATTGAATAATATATTTGTATGAGTTGCATAATTACTATCATTAGTACCTTGTATTAATACTTGTAATATAGATTGCCTAAAATCATTTGCATTATTAATGTTTTCAGATACACCTAAAGAAAATAATTCATCATATATAGTTTTTATACCATTTTCAATTAGGCCAATTTCTCTTATACCGAGTTCAGCCATTAGCTACCTGATTTATTATTTTGCTTTTTTTTCTTTAACTCTTCACTAAAGTTCTTATAAAAATCTTCTACCCTACTCATCTATCTTCATCTTTCCAGGGTTTTCTCTAAGTCTATTAACAATATCTATTAAAGATATATCTGATTGTTGAGAGGTTTCTATACCTTCTTTTATATTTTCTGATACTTTTTTAGCAACTGTTGTAGGGCCTTTAGCAGCACTTGTTAAGAACTCTGCAGTACCTTTTACAGTACTCTCTCCAATAGCAGTTATCAATTTAAGCAGTTTATAGTAGTTCTTAGCAGGCTGTTTAAACACGCTGCTTTGAGCCTGTGCCTGTGGGCTTTGTTGAAATCTAGTATTTGGGGCCTGTTGTTTATCTTCTTCCATTATGTATTCTCTCCTAACTCAATAGCACCCATTGATGCTTCAAATAGATTAGTTGCATATTTAATATTATTTAAATCTTCTGCTGCAGCTAATTGTCCTTTTACTTCAGGTCGTTTTGCTAACTCTTCTGTAATAATTTCTAATGCAGATTTAACGATTGGCTGTTCGCCTTTTTGTGCCATTAAGTATTCGTATGATGGTAACACTAATGGTAATGTACTACCCTTTAAATATCTTGGAAATTCTCCAGGTTGTGTAGCTCTAACATCTTTAAATGTTGTATTTAATATTAAATCTTTATCTGTTATTAAAGAAGTTTTATATTCTCTTTCTAAAGCAGCAGCTTGTCCATAGGCTTGTACTGCTAAGTTTCCATAATCTACATAATTTTGTGGAGTAATAACAATACCTAATTCATCTGCAGCTTGGTCAACAAGTTGTTGTATTTGTGCAGGTGATACATTTGCTTTTGCTTGTAAATAATTAGCTTCATTAAGAAGTTTTATAAAGTCTTCTGTCTCTCCAACCTCTGTCATTAACCTATCTAATGTTGAACTATATGCAGGTAATCCTGCAGCTAAATCTTTTTCCCAAGCAAAGTTAGGGTCATCAGCAGCTTTAATAAATACAGCAGAAATAAAGTTAGCTTCTCTATCAGTCCATTGTCCCCACTCATCTAAAGTAGGTGCATCCATTCCGGCTCTAACCATTTTCTGTTGCAATCTAAATATTTCTGATGGGTCAAGGTCAGTGAACATACTGTATTCATTACCTTTCCAAAATGGTGCAAGTACTTGTTCTCCTGCTGAGTTAGTAATTAATCCATTGCTAGTTGTTTTATATCCCCAAGTTTGATGACTTGTTCTAATAGAACCTTGTGCTTGTTGTACATCTTGTGCTGTTTTAGCAGCCTCTTGTACTTGTTCACCAAGAATAATATTTGATAAATCTTGTTCTTTAATAGAATTTGATAAACTTTTATAATCTATATCTCCTGGTCCCGCATCTGTTTTTTTCTTGTCAAAAGTGATAATCGTATCAGGTTTAGGATTTGTAAATGTACTTGTTGGGTCTTCAATTCTTTGTTGTTTTTTTGAAGAAGATATATCATCGTATATATCTATAATAATATTTCCTAAATCTTCTTGCACACCTTCGGAAGGATTAGCAATGATGTCTAAATATTTATTTCTTGTATCAGTTGTAATAAACGATGCAAAATTTTCATCATTCATTATTTCATCTATAGACCAGTATTTAGCAACCTCACCTCTTGTAGCTTTAGTTGGTCCTGGTTTTTCTACAGTAAAAAAGAACAAAGGATTATTAAGTTCTGAATTAATAAATTCAGCTATAGAAGTATATTTCTTAGGTTGTTCTCCGGTAGGAGTTTCCTCTTCTGTTATTAATTCTTCTAGTGGTTCAACCATTTATTAATCTCCTGTGTTCGCACTGTTATTAGGGCTTATCTCATAGAATAGCACCTCATTAGCTAATTGTGGAAAGTTAGTGTTCTTACCTTCATTTACCAAATCTTGCCAAATTATTGTCATTATCTCTCTAGCTTTTACTGGGTCTGTACTTGTACCATTTAATGTTCTAGCTTTTTTTGTTGGGCTAAAAACATATAGTGTATTATCACCATAAGTAAAACTTCCACCTTTTAATAATACATCAATAATTTCATTTCTGTAATTCAAGTACTTCTCTAAATACTTCCACTCAGGGCTTTGTCTTGTAAGTTCATAATCTTCCCATCTTTGAAGTTCTGCAAATATTTCTCTAGTAGAAGCCATTTTAGGTTTACCTTGTCCACTGAATAAATCAATATCATAATCATCTTCAATCTCTGCTTTTAGTTCGCTAATTTTTTCTGCTTGCAATGATGGAGGAACGCTTTCTTTAATATCTTTTTTACCTTTTTCATATTCAAATATTGCTTGGCTATGTCTCATAAAACTAGCATATTGTTGCGGTTCTATGCCTTGACTTCTAGTTTCAAAATATGCAGGCCAAAATAATTCATCTTCTACTTTATCCGGATGTACATAGTATGCAGTATTTGGTAATGCATCTGCTTCTAATAACCTACTTCTGTCATCTTGTTGCCACCAAAAGAATGAGTTTTCTTTAACTGGCTGCTTACCAACTTTATAAGAAGATGGTTGTTTTAATGGAATTGGATTGATACCAAACTTCTCTATAAACTCTTCTTGTGTTGTAAAGTTATCATAACCATTTTTAATTAACATCTCTTGATATTTATTAACTAATGTTTGTGTTGCCCACCAATTACCATTTTTATCTTCAACTTCTATTCTTGGCTGTATTGCTGTTGGTAAAGAAAACTGTGCCATGCCTCTAAACATATATACATATCTTGCATGTTTTAATGCTTGGTCCATGTATTTATTTACTTCAAGTTCATCTTCTTGGTCAACTAATCCTGCAAGTACATAAGAACTGTATAAATCCATTGCAGTAGTTGCAAAAGCATTTTGTAAATCTTCATCAGGAGAACCTTCCCAAGTTAAAAACTTCTTAGCCCATGCAGGCAACTGGTCTGATAATTGTCCTGAACTTTCAAATTCACCTAAGAAAAACTTTCTAATTAATTGGGATGAACCTATTGCATTTAAAAATATTCTCATTGGAAATGTAACAACTGGTCCAAATCCAGGAGCAAATCCATTTTGTGCAATTAAGTTAAGACCTGAAGCAAAACCAGGAGCAGTCATTCTTACACCTTCTTCTTCTAAACTTTGTCCAAAAGCAAGTGTTTGGTAAGGAGATGTAATAGCATCAGGTAAATTTTCTTTAACACCTGAAGAACGAATAACATTACCCAATGCTTTAAAGGTACCAAGAGTAAGAACATTAAAGACATCAACATAGTTAAACATTAACTTACCTGTGCTTGGGTCTTTTTCTAAGAAACCATTTTCGCTATCCCAAGGTTTAGCTTCTGTACCATTATCTACAGTTACTCTTGCTCTATTAAATTTCTGTGGATTATCAACAATTAATTTACCCCATGATTGGAAAACTTCAGCCCATATTTCAGGAAATGGAATATATTTAGAAAACAAATCAGAAGCAACATGTCGTTGTGATACAGAATAAAATAATGTTTTTACTTCATTCATAGCGGCATGTTTTAATAGTTCTTCTGCTTGCTGAACACTTGTAACTGTATTTTCTAAAGATGGTTCTTTAGCTGCAGCAATTAAATCATCCCATAATTTATTACCATCTATCCAAGGTTCTGCACCTTTTAAGAATGCTGCTTTGGTTTTATCATCCATAAACTTAATTACTTCTATAGCATTTTCATAAAATGCATATCTGAATAATGGGTCTCTGTTTAGATAGTTAGATGGCTTAGATATTAAAGCATTGTATCCAGTTTCTAATAAACTATTGAGAGCATCGTTACCATAACGAACATCAGCTAAATATCCTGCAGCTTGTATTTCTTCACCAACAATCATAGTTCCACTTTCAGATATTCTATTCATTAGGTCAAATCTTCTTGGTAGCGTATTAGCCCCTAATCCCGCATCCTCTACTTCTTGTTTAAACAGCTTGATAAATTGTTTAAAGAATTCTTGATTATTTATTCCTCTTTCTTTTAATTTAAAAGTTTGAATATGAGTTTTATATCGTAACCAATCTTTGTTTTCTATAACTCCACCATTTTTAATAAACTGAAATAGTTTTGTATTATTTCCTACAGACATATCTACAACATATTTTGGGTGAGTTTTTCTACCATTTTGGTACCAAACTCTTGTAGCTATTTCTGCACTTAACTCTTTACCAGTTTGTGGGTCTAAAATTTTAGCAGTTGGGTTTCCAATTAATTTACCAATTCTATATTGAATACTTTCTAAATATTCTCTTAATGCTTTATCACTTTGTAAATAAAGTCTATCTTCTGAATTATGACTTCTTCTAACTAATTCTTCTAGTTTACTTTTACCTTCACCTCGTAGCCATACCATAGTGTCATCAATTCCTTTATTGACTAATGGCACAACTATTGGGTCAGATGACAATAAATATAATTCTTCCCATAACGCTTCCCACCATTGAGGGTTTACATTTCCATTAGGTAAATATTTATCAACATTAATAAACAGGTTTTCTGCTAAATCTTTCCTTCCTGCTAATAGTCCTTCAGTTACAGCAGCTTCTCCCATAGAAGCAAGATAACTTTCATCTGTGGTAAATAAGCTACCTCCAGGTAAACCTTTAGCAGCACCTTTAACTTCTTCTACTTTCAAACCTAATGCATCAAAGTTAGATTTAAACAATGCTTCTAGTGTTGGTTGATTAAGAATTGTATCTATATTAATATCTGCTGCACTTTTATAGCCTGGGCCTTTAACTTTGCTAAATAAATATATTAAAGAATTATCTTGTAGCGGTTTACCAAATCCTGTTTTTTCCGCTAGTTCTCTATTAGCAATATAGACACTTTCTTGGAATGAATTCATACCCATAAATACAGCATTGCTGACTGCATTATCACCTTGTAATCCTATAGATACATCAACCATAAAGTTTCCTTCTTGGTCAACATAAGTACCCATAACATGTTTGTCTTTAGATAATAGTCCTATAGTGTCATCATCAAAAAAGATATTGTCTAATTGTTGGTCAATATATTCTGCAGGAGAAATTCCTAATTCTGTAGCTTTCTTTTCAATGTCACCGATTTGACCCATACTGAATTCTTTATCTTTGTAAGGTGATACGAATGCATCACCTTCAGCAGGTCCTCTTGTCTTTAAATCAAAAAATCTTTTTTCATCTAAGTCAGTTGTAAATCCACCTGCTTTAATAAATGCTTCACCCATTGAGTTATAAGTGTTACCATCATATCCAATAATAGAACCTTTGGAAGATGCTTTAATTTTCTTAGATGTAGTTTGAAAGGCTTTTTCTGTTAAGTCTGCAAATCTAATATCTCTTAAATCATAGTTATTTATTGCAGCATCAATCATATAATCTGATACAACACCCTGTGTATTTGTCTCTAGCAAATGTTCTTTTAGAAGTGTTTGTGCTTTATCAAAGTTCATTGATTTGAATTGCTTAATATCATCTACATCAATCATATTTTTTAAGAATGTAATACCATCATCATCCATTCTTGTAGTCATTATTATTTCACCTAAATTGTTATATAGCTGTGCAACATTATCAGCTCTAACTTGGTCACCAAATAATCCAAATTCTTTATTAGAGTTCAATGCCATTCTTTTAAAAGGATGTGTAATAAAGTTTACTTTGCCGCCAAATGCAGCTCGTAATGCTTCTTCAGGTGCAATTCTTAACATCAATGCAAGTCTTAACATCCAGGCAGGTTTCAATATTTTATTCTGTAAATCATCCAACATAGTATCTATTGGTCCTTTAGGTTTAAGAACTAATTTATTTTTTGATACATTATCTACTAATGCTTTTCTTGGTATCTTAAAAAAGTCTGTCCATCCATAATCTTCAGTTAAGTTTTTAGGTTTACTTGCCCAAGCTCTTAATCTACTGTCAGTTGGTCCAATAAGAGTTTGATGTGCTTTTGTTGCACGAACTACATCTTGTGGGTCTATGAATGATGAAAATGTATCAGTAGCTTGTGACAATAAATGCATACTAGGAACAGCTTCAAATATAAATTGTTCAACTTTTTGTACATCATATTCAAGTCCTAATGCATTAAAATGTGCTTCTAAATCTTTTATTATTTTTTTGTATTTCTTTTTTACTTTTACACCATTAAAAGATAAAGAACCTCCTGATGTACCTTTAAAGAAACTTCTTAGTTCTTCTAATTCAGAAGCATAATTTGCTTGTTGATTAACTAAACTTTCTAAATCTATTTTTAAATTAGGATTTTTATTTTGTACTGACTTCACAATAGCTAAATTGATGTTGTAAACTATTTCATCTAACTCACCTTGATTAGTAGAACTTAATACATCTTGTACATATTGACCTCTTGTTTTGGCATCTACAAAAGCGTTTTTCATATTTGTATCTGCATTCCAAGCAGTTTCATCTAATTGATTTATCATTGCAGTTGTCTGAGGTCTAAGTGAAAATGCTCTTTGCATTTGTTTAGGAAGTGCCATTCTCATTTGAGTTCCTACTCCAAGTAATCCTTTAGCAGGATTTGCTGATTGGAACATTCCTGCAAATCTTCTAAGTGGTGCAACATCTGTAGCCTCACCTGTTATTAATTTACCAACATAGTTAAAGAACTCACCAGTTACTGTTGGTTTTGCAGGTAATGCATTTAATCCAAAGTTTTTATTATTCTTAGTAAATTCTCTAACTCTATCTATTTCTGCTCTTTTTGTTTTTGGCATATATTCTTTTATCATGTTGAACATATTGTCAAATTGTGTATCTGTTAAGTTACCACCTTTAGCTACTACTTCTAGTACATCCCATACATGAATAGGGTCATCTACTTCAAGCAATACTTTTTTAACTGACATAGGAATATTTCTAAATTCAGGAATATCATTTAAGAAAGACATACCTTCAGCTCCACTAAGTTGTGCTATTGCTTCACCAAATTTTTGGCCCCAACCTGTAGCTCTAATATCATCAATAGTTCTTCCATAATATAAAGAACGATTATATTTACCTGTTTTGCCAGGCAAGAATGTTTTAAGCAATGTAGTAGTTGGGTCTGCTGCTTTAATTGCTTTAGCATTAGCACTTACTAAACCTCTCATTGCGGTTTTTACACCTGAACCATAAGCTAAAGCTAAGTTAACTGGGTCAGCAGCAACCCTGAATACAGCATCAACTGCACCTGAAACAACGCTATATCCAGTTGTACCTGGTTCTAACATTTGAGCAGCTATAACTCTTCCTGGAGATATATCTATTTTTTGTCCAGTCTTAGTTGTATATTTAAACTTATCTTCTCTAATATCAAATACTTGTGTAATTGGCACACCATAAATATCTGCTGCTTTTGTTATAGCAGTTCTTTCATCAGAACCTTTTCTTATTTCATCTAAGTATGTTTGAGTATTTTTTAAATCTAATGAACTTGGTAAGTATCCAGTACCTAGGTTAAGTGGTTTACCTTTTTTTACTTCTTGTAAAGCTAAATTAAATTCTGTAGGTCCATACTTTTGTCTTGCATTTATAAATGCTTCACCAACACTAGGGTTAAATACCCTACTTAAAAAATTAGCTGTAGTTCTACCTTCTTGTCCTGGAGATTGATTTACAAAAGTTTCAGCTAAACCACCTAATGTAGCAGCAGCTACAGTAGCAGGAACTGACCTACCAGTTTCTTGTGCAGCAACAACTGCAGATTTAAATCCTCTTGATATTGGTTGGAACGCTGCATCTAGTGCAAGCATACCTAACTGTACACCTCTTTTAAATGGATTTACTTTAGTAACTACTTCTGATGCATACTTCTTAGCTAGTATTTCTTGATTTCTTTGTGCTAACTGTAAAGCTAAATCATCTTCAGGGTTAAGTCCTGTTAATGCAGAATACACAACCATTTGTTTTGGTAATGTTGGATAGGCTGTTGCCATATCAGATATTCTTTGTTGCAGTTCTGCGTTAGTTTCTTTAGTACCTTGTTTGTAAGAGTTAACTCTATTTAAAGTATCTTCTGCATGAGCAATAGCAAGGTCCATCGCAGAAAATCGTAAACCATTAGACCGCATCGCTTTCCTTTAATTTGTTTGCATATCGATATTGTTTTTTAGCATCAACAATTTGTGGAGCTGCATTTTTCTGTTGAAAGTATTCTAAAATTATTGGGTCTCTAAATTGTTCAAACAATCCCATCATATAAGCATCAAAGTCCATTTCAGGCATTGGTTTAAATGGAGCACCAGTTCCTGTTTGTAATCCATTAACATTAGATACTCCAGGAAATTTTGTTTTGTCTCCAAGTTTCATTGGTCTTGCAACACCACCAACTTGTGTATCTGTAGTAGCAGCAACTGCTGCAGCAGCAGCTTCACCTGATACTTCAGCAGTAAGTCCTGAAGCAGCTTCATTAACTATTTGTGATTGACCAGTTGGGTCTCCTGATTTTCTAGGAATATACAAATCTGCATATCCTGGGTCTGCTTTTAAATCAGTTGCTTGTTTTGCTGCTTTTGCTGATGCAGGTTGTCTAACCATATCTTTCATCCTCTTCGTTTAAAAATTCTCCTAAGTTTGATATAAATTGTAAAAAGTCTATTTTCTGTTGGTCATCTCTTAAAGACATTGATATTTTTATAAACACTCCAGGCATTGGTCCAGGTATGTGATATTCATATACAACTGGAAACATCATTTCATCTGTGTCTAATTCTACATCTAAAATATCTTGTTCTCTTGTATAACGAAAATCCCAGTCTTCCTGGTTAATCATGTCATAGAATGCGGCATTAGTCCTAGCCATTGGGTCGTTATCCGGCACCTTGTCCACCTCCTTGTGCGGCTGCTTGAGCGAGAACTTGAGCTAATCCTGGAGGTGGTCCTTGTGGTCCCATTTGTTGTGGGCCTGCAGCAAGAGCCTCTTCTTCAGGTGTCATATCCTCTCCTTCAGGAGTATAGAACTTTTCTAATATTTTATTTATGTTTTGAGGATTTTTCTTAATCTCAATAGCAGCCATAGTTGCTTTAGGATTTCCTTGTGCAGCTTGGGCCATAAGACTTTCAAATAAAACATTCTCTGCTCTTTCAGCAGATATTCTTTGATTGATAAGAGATATGTTATCTAATCCATCCATATTCTCTTGTAGTGTTTGTGTATCAATAATACCTTGTTGTTTTAATTGCAATCCAGTAATAATCTTTTGTGGTTCATCGAACCCGGCCATAACTCCATACACTCTTCGTGTTTTATACTGTTCTGCAATATCAGTACCAGGAACATAAGTTTCTTTGAATGCTGTACCTTTACGATAACCTGCAATAGGTTTTCTCATATTAGAATACATGACTTCATCCCATTCAAGTCTCTTACTATCTATTTGTTCTAATGCATCTTTAAGAATTGTTTGATATTCTCTAACATGCAATGATGCAGATTGACCAAGTTCTTCTAGTCCTCGGCCAGTAACAAATGCATTAGGGCTTTGTCCATCATCTGAAACTGGATAAGCTGAACCTAAACGAAGATGTCTTTCTAGTCTATCTATCTGTTGGAACAGTTGATAGGGCAGATTGTTTACTGGTTTTATTACTTGACTGCCAGGAGTTAAGTAGTTTACAGATAATCTTCCTTTCTTATACTGTCCACTTTCTATCTCACCAATGATGTTAGTTTCTGTAAAAACAGCATCTTCCATTGCAATGACAGATAGAACATTTATCTTCGCCATATTCGCCATCAATCCAATCACATGATGGAACTGACCTTGCATTTGGTCAAAAGCAAATCTCTTTGCTACGACAAATCTTGGTCCTGATTTTAAAGGGTTAGGTATGAAATCTATAATAATTCTATTTTCCGGTAAGAAGATGTAAGTACCTTCTTCATCATAATATTCAGCTACAACTTTACCTGTACCACTTTGATTGGCCCAAGTTTTATCATAACTAGACATATAAGCCATAGTGTTATATTCACTACTAACTTCATCCATAATTATATTTTTATATTTTGGATATATCTTAGCTAGTGTTGTATGTGGAACTCTTTGTACGACAGCTAATTCTCTAGGTTGTTGGCCTTCACCAAAGTAACCTGGATAACATAGATATGGGTCTTTTACTTCTGCATAAGGATAAGGAACTCCATTAGCATCTTTCTTTTCTTTTAGTACCCAAACAGCAAAACCATAACCTGGTAACCATCTACCAACTTGTGGTAATTGTAAATCTACTTTTTGTAATTCATCATAAGCATGAACTATTCTCTCTAATTTTTCTGCACGCTTGTTAGCTCTTTCGCTATCTTTATCATTGAAGATGTCAACTTTTAAATCCGGTGCTCTACCTAGTTTTTGTGCAAATCTTTCCATAGCGGAGTGCAGTAAGTTAGGTGCAGGTATTTGTTGGTAATCCATATCTCTCATTGATTTACCTAACAATGCTTTTATTCCATCGGCACCACCATTCATGATGGCTCGAATTTTATCTTTTTCGGCTACTACATCAGCATGTAAACTTCTTAATTCGTAAACCCTGCTGTAAACTTCATCTGCTGTTTTCATTATCTCCAACTGTCAATATCTATACTACTACCTTCATATCCACCAAAACTTGGTTCATATTCAAGTCCCATTGTAGCAAGTCTTTCCTTTTGTAACCTACGAATTGTTTTCATAGGAAACCAACTTGCCATAACTAAGTCAGATTTCTGACCTACAGTTCTACTCTTATTCTGAGCTGAGCTAAAGTACACAAGCTGACTTTTATATAAGTTTACCTTCTCTTGGGCTTCAAATCCAAGATATGGCAAAGAAATTAATTTGTCAGCAAACAATGGTCTCATCGCAGTAACACCAAATATTGGGTCGTGCTTATTAGAATAAGTTTGCGTTCCTTCTAGAAATATACCATGTTTTCCTGCAAATTCACGAATTGATTGGTCTTGTCTTATTGCTCTTTGAAATCCATTTTCTTCAATAACCCAGTGTGCAAGATTGTATTTCACAAACCAATTTTTCATAATTGATAATGCTTGTGGAATACCACCTCCAAGTGAGTTTTCCATATCAATCATGTATAACTTATTTGATGTTTGGTCATATCCCCATAAGAATGCAGCCTGGTATCCAGTTGATGCCGGGTCAAGTCCTGC